AAGGCTAACCTAAATGCTTTATATTGTCATGCACTTGTAATATAATAAGTACTTATAGGAGCATTCAATGATTATAGGTATCACTGGTTTAATTGGTTCAGGCAAAGACACAATTGCTGACTATCTCACAACACATCATGGTTTCAAACGAGTTAGTTTTGCTGCTAGTCTTAAAGATGCAGTCGCAGCAGTCTTTGGTTGGGACCGAGAATACTTAGAAGGTACAACAAAAGCTAGTAGGGTATGGCGTGAGCAGAAAGATGAATGGTGGAGCAATCGTCTAGGAATGGACATCACTCCTAGATGGGTACTACAATATTGGGGAACAGATGTATGTCGCAATCACTTTCACAATGATATCTGGGTTGCTAGCGTAGAACACAAACTACTAAATTCAAAAGAAGATATTGTAATTACCGACTGTAGGTTTGACAATGAAGTCGCTGCTATCAAAAATGCAGGTGGTGTAGCACTTAGAGTAAAACGTGGACCTGACCCTAAATGGTATGATGCTGCGATTGCATATAATAGAGGTCCAGATGGAAATAGTAGTTGGTCAGTAAGCAAAACTAAGCTAGATAAATTAAAAATTCATGCTAGTGAGTATAGCAGCATAGGATTAAGGTATGATTATATTGTAGAGAATAACGGTACAATTGACGAATTACATAACAGAAATTCTGAAATACTCAATAGTCAATCTGTAAATCACCCCGACGCCAAGTAACATCTTTTTTCTTAACTACTTCTACGCAGTTTAAACAAATACTACGTAGATTAGTATGTTCAATATGTTCTAAATTACCATCAATATGAAACACAGTTATCTGTGTAGTAAATAAACTCTTAAAGCCACATAAATCACATGTAGCTTTTTTCTTATAACCACTCTTAGTCCAATTGGCTTTGGGTGGTTTTTGCTTTTTCTTTTTACTACCGCATTCATCACATATGCTTCTGTAATGCGTGACTTCACCGCGCTTGTAATTTATAGCAGCGTGATTTTTGTTGCATTTTTTGCATATAGGGCGTTGTAATAGCATAATGTATTTATCGAACCTTCGAAGGTTAGTTAATACCGACTTTTTTCAATTTATTCATAAATAATAGTATGCAATCAGGTTGTAAACCTCATAATTTTACTAAAGGAAAAATAAAATGGCATTAACATCTCCAGGCGTACAAGTAACAATCATTGACCAAAGTCAATACTTACCAGCCGCAACTAATTCAGTACCGCTAGTAGTTTTCGCAACAGCACAAAATAAATCAAATCCGTCTGGAACTGGTGTTGCTGCTGGTACTACTGCTGCTAACGCAGGAAAATTATATCAGATAACAAGTCAAAAAGACTTGGCAGATTTCTATGGTATCCCTTTCTTCTATACAACAACAAACGGAACACCTATTCAAGGGTATGAGTTAAATGAATATGGTTTACTAGCTGCTTATTCAGCACTTGGTGTTACCAATCGTGTATACTGCTTAAGAGCAGATATCGACTTAGCTGCATTTGTTGGCACAGTTGCTCGTCCATCTGGCGCACCAACCAACGGTGCATACTGGCAAAATATAACTACTAGTACTTGGGGAATTTATCAATTCAATGCTACTACTGGTACTTTTAGTGAAAAAATGCCTATCATCATCAATGATACTGCATATCTATCTGGTGGATTCCCGTTAGATAGTATTGGAAACATAGGTGATTATTGTGTTGTTCCTAACTATGGCGCAGGCTATGGTGAAGATAATCAATATTTTTACAAACCTATAACCAATTCATGGACTATTTTAGGTAGCAGAAGTTGGGCAAAATCTTGGCCAACAATTCAAGGTACAAATTCAAATCCTACTTTAACAGCAGGTAATAGTTTTGTATTGAGTTTTAATGGAATATTTACAACTACTATTACTGTTCCTGCAGGGCCTAATAATAACGTTGCAGGTGTTGCAGCAGCTATCAATAATTTAGGTTATACATACCTTACTGCATCAGTTAGTTCAGGTAAATTAAATATATATTCATCACAAACTACAAATAATCCATATATTGGAATTGATTCTAGCACAGGAACTGTACTAGATGATTTAGGATTATCTTTAGGCGATCAATATCAACCACAAGTCGTATATGGAACTTCAGCAGAAATGCCATTGTGGACAAGCAGCCAAGAATATCCTCACCCTACTGGATCAGTTTGGATTAAAGTTGGTGCAAACGGTATGGGATTGAATCCTGTTATATCAAAATATAATGCAGTTACTGCGGCATGGACAGCACAAAAAGTTAATCTAGCAATGGATGATTGGTCTATTGATTCTAGTTTAGATGCTACTGGCGGACAAGCTATTCCAGCAGGGACTATATATGGTCAATATAACTCTTTGGCAAATTTAAATTCATCACAAATTTTTATAAGTTCACCTACATTTATTTTTAAAAAATCAGTAGTAGGACCAACAGTCTGTACAGGAACTGAAACTGATTTTGCTATAAATTTAAATTATAGTTTATCAACTGCTAGTTTATATGTTCAGACAAGTGTTCCAAATAGTAGTAGCTTATCTAGTGTTTACATAGTTTCTATTCCTGACAACTGCACTCCAACTCAATTTGTAACAGCTTGGTCTCAACAAAGTATAGAATATACTTCAGCCGAAGTTAATAGTGATGGTGCAGTAGTATTAACTCATACCGAAGGCGGACAAATTTTATTGAATGATTATATTCAAACAGCAGGTGCTAATAAAGGAAAAAGTGCTGGTATATTAAGTCAAGCAGGATTTATAATTGGAACAACTAATTTTACAAAAACTGGTCCTTTTATATCACAGGTATATACTGGCATAGCAACAACCGGTGGCGCTGGTTCAAATTGTACTATTAGAGTTTCTAATAACGTATCAAACACATACGAAATCACAGGAACTGGAGTGACAGCAGGTGGCACTGGATACGCAGTAGGAAATACATTAACAGTAAGCGGAGCACTATTAGGTGGCGCGACTACTACAAATGATTTAGTATTGAAAGTTGCAAGTGTAGGTGGAAGTGGAAATGTGACTGCTGTAACATTTGTTTCTGGAAATGCTGTGCAAACTCATGTTACACAACTAAGCAACTGGACTTTCTTAACGTATACTACGAATGAGATAGCACCAGTCGCAAATCCTGCTCAAGGTACTCCATGGTACTATAGCGTTGTTGATCAGGTTGATATCATGGTTCAAGCTAATGGTCAATGGAATGGTTACAAAAACATAAACTATGATACTAATGGTTTCCCTGCTCATAGTGGTGTAAATGCAACAGATCCAAATGGTCCTATTATTAGTGCTACTGAGCCAACAACTCAAAGTGATGATACAGCTTTAGTTTACGGTGATCTATGGATTAATACAAGTGATTTAGAAAACTATCCAGTTATCAGTCGTTGGCAGTATGATTCAGTCAGCATGACTGACATGTGGGTATTGATTGACAATAGTAACCAAACTAGTTCAACTGGCGTATTGTTTGCTGATGCACGTTGGGCAACAAATGGAGTAACTAATATAGTTGATGATCCTATTCCAACAATCACTAGTTTGTTAACCAGTGATTACTTAGATTTAGATGCACCCGATCCTGCACTATACCCAACAGGTATGTTGTTGTTCAACACACGCCGTTCAGGCTATAATGTTAAAGAGTATCAAACAAACTATTTCACTGGCACAAAATATCCAGATGCTACATTACCAACAGAGACTGCAACATGGTTAAGCGTAAGTGGATTACAAAGCAATGGTAGTCCATACATGGGTCGTAAAGCACAACGTCAAATGGTTGTAAAAGCATTACGTACAGCAATTGATACAAATACTGATTTACGTGATCAAGACAACTTCTTTAATTTGATGGCTACGCCTAACTACCCAGAATTACAACCTAACATGGTCGTATTGAATGCAGATCGCGGCGAGACAGCATACATCTTAGGTGATACTCCAATGAGATTACCAGCAGATGCTACAGCGATTCAAGCATGGGCAACTAATGCAGCAGGTGCTACAAGCACAGGTGAAGAAGGTTGTGTAACACGTAATACTTACTTAGGACTATTCTATCCAAGCGGATTGACTTCAGACTTATCAGGTAATATTGTTGCTGTTCCAGCAAGTCATATGATGCTACGTACTTTCTTACGCAATGACACTATTGCTTATCCTTGGTTAGCAGCAGCAGGTACACGTAGAGGTAATATCGACAATGCTACAAACATTGGATATTTAGATAGTGCAACAGGTGAATTTATAACTATCAAGACAC